TTACACCCGCGAAATTAAAAATTCAGGAGTCGCGCCATGGGCGGCACAGCGGCGGTCGCTGGCCGAGGTCGCAAGCCGAAGCCCACGGCCAAGAAACAGCTCGCCGGTAACCCCGGAAAGCGGGCCTTGAACAAGGCCGAACCCCAGTTCTCCACGGTCACCAACGTCGATCCGCCCGAGTGGCTGAACGACCGGGCGGCGGACATGTGGAAGATGATCATTCCCGAGCTGCTGCGTGAGAACGTGCTGGCGCTCACCGACCTGCACAACGTCGAGGCCTTCTGCACGGCCTATGGCAACTGGCGCATGGCCCAGGAATCGATCAACACCCACGGCATCGTTGTGGAAGGCGCCCAGGGTGGGCCGATGAAGAACCCAGCCCTGACCGCAGCGAACGAGACGATGCGGCAGATGGTGACCTTCGGCTCATTGCTCGGCTTGGACCCAGCTAGCCGCACCCGGCTGATCGGCGGCAATAAACAGAAATCCACCAACGAATTTGCTGCATTACTGAGTTCCTGATGGCCAAGACCAAGACCCCCAACGTCGACAAGGCGCTGGCGTGGGCTCGGTCCGTCCTCAAGGGCAAGGTGCCTGCCTGCCGGTATGTGCACCAGGCGATCCAGCGGCACTTCGACGATGTATCGGACAGCCGCGGCAAGGGCTACCCATTCAAGTTCGATCCGGCCAAGGCCGAGAAGAAGCTGAAGCTGATCCAGCTGCTGCCCCACACCAAGGGCGAGTGGGCGTTCAAGCGACAGCTGATTACCCTCGAGCCCTGGCAGGCCTTCGGCATGGCCGTCACCTTCGGCTGGGTCCGGAAGAAGACCGGCTTCCGCCGCTTCCGCGAGAGCTACTGGGAAGTGCCCCGCAAGAACGGCAAGAGCGTCATCGCCGCCGGCGTCGGCATCAGCATGTTCGTCGCGGACGGCGAGTTTGGCGGTGAGGTCTACAGCGGTGCCACCACCGAGAAGCAAGCCTGGGAGGTGTTCCGCCCGGCCCGGCTGATGGTGAAGCGCTCGCCAATGCTGATCGAGGCCGCAGGGATCGAGGTGAACGCCTCGAACATGAACGTGCCCGCCGAGGGCAGCCGCTTCGAGCCGCTGATTGGCAACCCGGGCGACGGTGCGTCACCCAGCTGCGCGATCATCGACGAATTCCACGAGCATGACAGCTCGGCCCAGTACGACACCATGCTCACCGGCATGGGGGCCCGCCGACAGCCGCTGATGTTCATCATCACCACGGCCGGCGCCAACATCGAGGGCCCGTGCTACGACAAGCGCCGCCAGGTCATCGAGATGCTGTCCGGCGCGGTACCGGATCCGGAACTGTTCGGCTACATCTGGACCCTCGACGAGGGCGACGACTGGACCGACCCGAAGAACTTGGCCAAGGCCAACCCCTGCATGGGGGTGTCGGTGTTCCAGGAGTACCTGGAGAGCCAGCTGGCCCGGGCGATCCGTTCGGCGCGCTTCACCAACACGTTCAAGACCAAGCACCTCAACCTGTGGGTGAGCGCGAAGGCGGGCTTCTTCAACGTCGAGAATTGGAAGGCCTGCGAGGACAAGACGCTGACCCTGGAGCAGTTCGAGGGACAGGAGTGCATCCTGGGCTTCGACCTGGCGCGCAAGCTGGACATGAACTCCATGGCCCGGCTGTTCTGGCGCGTGATCGACGGGAAGATCCACTACTACAGCGTGGCGCCGGGCTTCTGGGTACCGGAAGACACCGCCTACGACACCGACAACCGGCGGATGGCCGAGCGCTTCCAGAAGTGGATCAACACCGGCGACCTACAGGTCACCGCCGGCGCCGAGATCGACTACCGGGAGATCCTCGAGGAAGCCAAGGAGGCCAACCAGGCCGCCCCGGTGCTGGAAAGCCCAATCGACCCGCACGGTGCCACGAATCTGAGCCACCAGCTCGATGACGAGGGCCTCACGCCCGTCACCATCGTGCAGAACTACACCAACATGTCCGACCCGATGAAGGAGCTGGAAGCCGCCATCGAGTCAGGCCGCTTCCACCACGACGGCAACCCGATCATGACCTGGTGTATCGGCAACGTGGTGGGCAAGAACCTGCCCGGCAACGACGACGTCGTGCGGCCGATCAAGCAGGGCGATGACAACAAGATCGACGGCGCCGTGGCGCTGATCATGGCGGTGGGGCGGGCGATGGCGAAGGTCACGCTCGGCGACGGCGGCATGGACCGATTCATGGATTCAATCCGGGACCCCATATTCGAATGAGCACCGCATCGATCCTCTACCTGCTGATCGCAGTGCTGGGCTTTGGCCTGGCCGTGGCCGGCGTTTTCATCCTGCTCGGCCTGGGCTGGGCGCTGCTCGCTGGTGCTGCCTCGTGCTTCGCCGCGGCGGCATTCATCCGAAGAGGGCTGACCAGTGGCTAAGTCCCTCCTGTCCGTACTCAGCAGCGCGGTGTCCGCGCCGCAGACGTCGATCATCGACTGGGTGGGCCGGTCGCTGTCCGGCAGCGCGGCCAACATCTGGGCGCAGACGGTCGGTACGACGTCCTCCAACGGCAAGAACGTGACGGTCGACAAGGCCATGCGCCTGGCGGCCTGCTGGGCCTGCGTCCGGCTGGTCGCCGAGACGATCGCAACTCTGCCGCTGGGCCTCTACCGGCGCCTGCCGGACGGCGGCCGCGAGGTTGCCGGTGACAACGATCTGCACTGGATCCTCAACACCACCCCGAACAGCCGCATGACCGCGGTGCAGTTCTGGGAGGCGGTGGTAACGTCCATGCTGCTGAAGGGCAACGCCTTCGTCGAGATCGTCCGCATCAGCGGCCGCGTCGTGGCGCTGGAGTTCCTGCTGCCGGGCCGCATGGACTTGGATGTCGACGACAACGGGCTGATCATCTACCGGTACCGGGAGAAGAATGGGCAGCTGCGTGACATTCCCACGAGCAACATGATGCACATCCCGGCGTTCTCGCTGGATGGGCAGATCGGCCTTTCGCCCATCGCCTACGGCGCCAACGTCTTCGGGTCGGCGATGTCCGCCGAGGACGTGGCCAGTTCCACCTTCAAGAACGGCATGCACCAGACGGTGGCCTTCGAGGTGGATCGGGAGCTGAACAAGCAGCAGCGCGACGATTTTCGCGACTACGTGCAGCGCATCAGCGGGGCCATGAACGCGGGCAAGTCGCCGGTGCTGGAGAAGGGCGTCAAGGCCCAGGTCATCGGCATCAACCCCGTGGACGCCCAGCTGCTGGAGTCCCGTGAGTACAGCGCCGAGGACATCTGCCGGTTCTTCCTGGTGGACCCGACCCTGGTGGGCTACAGCGACAAGGCCTCCAACTGGGGAACCGGCCTGGAACAGAAGCTGCTGCGGTTCATCACCTTCACGCTGCGCAGTTACCTGCGCCGCATCGAAGAGTCCATCGTCCGCAGCCTCCTGACCCCGATCCAACGCCGGCAGCTCTATCCCGAGTTCGCCATTGAAGGCCTGCTGCGCGCCGACAGCGCGGCGCGGGCCACGCTCTATTCGCAGATGGTGCAGAACGGCATCTGGACCCGCGACGAGTGCCGCATGAAGGAGAACCTGCCCAGGATGGGCGGCAACGCCGGTGTGCTCACCGTGCAAACCAACCTGTCTCCGATCGACCTGCTCGGTCAGGGCAACGATGGGCAAGCCGCAAGGGCTGCTCTGCAGAACTGGCTGGACCAGCCGGCAAACTCCAAGGGGTAACTCATGCAAGTCAAATCCAAGGCTGGCAGCTTCCGCTGCGAGCTGAGCCCGCGCGCGCTCGACAAATGGAATCCAGCCATCGAAGCGGCCGTAGAGTCCACCAGCGACACCATCACCATCTACGGCGTGATCGGCGAGGACTGGTACGGCGACGGCGTGACCGTCTCCCGCATTGATGCTGCCCTGCGCTCCATCGGCGACAAGGCGGTCACCGTCTACATCAACTCGCCTGGCGGCGACATGTTCGAAGGCCTGGCCATCTACAACCGTCTGCGCGAGCACAGCCAGCCCATCACCACCAAGGTGCTCGGCCTGGCCGCTTCGGCCGCCTCGGTCATCTACATGGCCGGCGCCAAGCGCGAAGTCGCGACGAGCGCCTTCCTGATGATCCACAACTGCTGGACCTTGGCGGTCGGCAACCGTCACGGCCTGCGCGACATCGCCGGGACCATGGAAGAGTTCGACGCCGCCATGGCCGACCTCTACGCCGAAGGCAGCGGCCAGCCGGTCACCGACGTCGCCGAGATGATGGACGACGAGACCTTCATCCGCGGCAAGCGCGCCCTGGAGCTGGGTTTCGCCACCGGCCTGCTGTCCTCGGACGAGATCACCGAGCGCCAGGACGAGCAGACCCAGCAGAGCAACGCGCTCAAGGCCATGGATGTCGCCCTGGCCAAGGCGGGCATGACCCGCAGCGAACGGCGCGAGCTCTTCGCCAGTTTCAAGTCCAGCACGCCGCGCGCTGCTGGCGGGGGCACGCAAGACGCTGCCTCGACCGACAAGCCCCGCGCTGTCGCGCTCGACCTGGCACCGCTCCCGAAACTCTCTTTCCCTACTCCCGCATGAGGCTTCACACCATGAGAAAACTTCGTCTGTCCCCGGCATTCCTGATGGCTGTGCTGTCCATCGCTGCCCTGATCCCCATGACCTTCGGCGCCACGCCCGAGGCTATCTTCGGCTCGGTCTTCGTGGTCGGTCTCGCGACTGCCCTGGTCAAGCCCGGCCAGTCCAGCTATCGCGGCTGGAACGCCCAGATGGGCAAGATCGGTGAGGAAGACATCGAACAGCAGTACAAGCAGACCCAGGCCAACCTCAAGGACATCGGTGACCAGCTGAAGGCGCATGCCGAGCAAGCGCAAAAGGACATCGCCCGCCACGAAGGCCTCACCAAGGAAACCTCGGCCAAGGTCGACGAACTGCTGATGAAGCAGGGCGAGCTGCAGGCCCGCGTGCTCGAAGCCGAGCAGAAGCTGGTCGCTGCCAACAGCGCCACCCAGCGCCCCGAGGCCCCCAAGTCCGCCGGCGAGCTGTTCGTTGCCAGCGAGCAGATGGATGGCGTGAACTCCTCGTTCCGCGGCTCTCGCCGTGTGTCCGTGCCGCGCGCTGCCATCACCACCACCACTGCGGGCGGCCTGGCCCCGGCCGAGCGCCTGGATACCGTCGCGCTGCCTGGCCTGCGCCGTGCCACCATCCGCGACCTGGTCGCTCCGGGGCAGACCGAGTCGGGCTCCATCGAGTACGTTCGCGAGACCGGCTTCACCAACAACGCGGCAACCGTTGCCGAGGGCGGCGCCAAGCCGTACTCCGACATCACCACCGCCCTGGTCAACGCGCCGGTGCGCACCATCGCTCACCTGTTCAAGGCCTCGCGCCAGATCCTGGATGATGCCAAGGCGCTGCAGAGCTACATCGACGCCCGCGCCCGCTACGGCCTGCTGCTGGCTGAAGAGTCCCAGCTGCTGTACGGCAGCGGCGCCGGCGCCAACCTGCAGGGCCTGGTGCCGGTGGCGGCTCAATACGCCGCGCCCGGCGGTGTCACCGTGACCGGTGAGCAGCGCATCGACCGCCTGCGCCTGGCACTGCTGCAGGCCGAGCTGGCCGAGTTCCCTTCGGATGGCATCGTGCTGAACCCCATCGACTGGGCCCTGATCGAGCTGATCAAGGACGACGTCGGCCGCTACATCATCGGCCAGCCGCAGGAAGGCACCGCTGCCCGTCTGTGGAACCGCCCGGTGGTGGCCACCCAGGCGATGAAGCAGAACGACTTCCTCACCGGTGCGTTCAAGCTGGGCGCTCAGATCTTCGACCGCATGGACGTCGAGGTGCTGATCTCCACCGAGAACGACAAGGACTTCGAGAACAACATGGTCACCCTGCGCGCCGAAGAGCGCCTGGCCCTGGCCATCTACCGGACCGAAGCCTTCGTCACCGGCAAGCTCGCGGCTGCCGCTGCTGGCGCCTAAAACCCTGCAACGGGCCGGCGCTGCCGGCCCTTCGAGGTGAGACATGTCCGATCTACTGATTAAGCCGCTGCGTGCCTACGAGGACCGCGGCACCATCCGTGACGTCGACAATGAGCCTTACGCCGCGCCGGTCTGGCTTGCCAAGGAGCTCGAGCAGCTGAAGCTGTGCGAGATCGTGGGCGAGGTGGGTGGCGAGAAGAAAGCGCCAGGCACCAGCACTCCGCTGGGCGTTCCTCCCGGCACTGAGGATTCCGCTGCTCTGCGGCTGGAGAAGAAGGGGCAGCGGTGGATCATCGTCGACGCCCAGGGCGCCCGGGTCGGTGACTTCATCGGCAAGCGGGAGGAGGCGGAAGCCGAACTGGCCAAGCAATTGGCCGCGCTGTCGTCTGCTGCTGCTGACGCCCCGCCGGCCGACACGCCCCCGCTGGCTGCCGGCGAACATCCCCCGGCGGACCAACCGCCTGCCGACCAGCCTCCCGCTGGCCAGCCGAACGACAACCCGCCTCAGGAGTAAGCGATGTCCGTGATCAGCATAGAGCTGGCCATGCAGCACCTGCTGGCCGAGCCCGAGGACCAGGAACTGGTCCAGGCCCTACTGGATGCGGCCGAGGACTCAGCCAGCCGGTTCATGCAGCGCCGGTTCTACGTTGATCAGGCTGCGCTGGACGCCGCCGTGGCCGAGGTGCCGGCGGCGATCAGTTCTACCCGTATCCGCTATGAGCAGGCCGTGGCTGCCGCTCAGGCGGTGGTTGACCCCGAAGATCGCCAGGGCGCGCGTGACCGTGCCGCCCAGGCGTTCGCCGATGCCCGCGCTGAGGTCGAGATGAAGGCCTGCGCGATGATCGTGAACCCTTCCATTCAGGCAGCCTGTCTGTTGATCCTGGGCCACCTGTTCGCCAATCGCGAGGACGTGGCCACCGGCGTAACCGTCGCCGAGATCCCTATGGGCTCGCGGCACCTGCTGCAGCCGTACCGTACCGGGCTGGGTGTGTGATGCGCGCCGGCCAGCTCCGGCAGCGCGTGATGCTGCAGCGCGATGGGCGACACCAGGACCCGAACACGGGCGAGATGATCAGTGGCTGGGTCGATGTGACGGCCAAGCCGATTCCCTGCGACGTGAAACCGGTCAGCGGCCGCGAATTCATCGCCGGCCAGGCCACACAGAACGAAGTCACCGCCCGCATCGTTATCCGGTACCGCGCCGGGGTGACCGCCGCCATGCGCGCCGTGCACCGCGGTACCACCTACAACATTGAGGCCGTCCTGCCCGACGAGAAGTCCGGGCGCGAGTACCTCACCCTGATGGTGTCCGGCGGATTGAACGAGGGCTGAGCATGATCACCTTCACCCTGAGAGGCGTGGACGATGCGATCGAGCGGCTGACCAAGCTGCCCGAGAAGGTCCAGCGTTCCTCGGTGCGCCGCGCCGCCCGGGCGGCGATGAAGATCGTTCGGGATGAGGCCATCGACCGTGCCAACCAGCAGGACGATCCGGAAACGCCGATGAACATCGCCGACTTCATCGTCACCCGCGAGGGCACGATCAAGGGCCGGCGCGAGGGCGGCATCGTTATGCGCGTCGGCATCATCGGCGGCGCCCGGTACGACAAGCGATCGCCGTACCCCACCTATTGGAAGTTCGTCGAGTTCGGTACCGAGCACTCCCGGGCCAAGCCCTTCATGCGGCCTGCGCTGGACAACAACGTGCCGGACGTCATCCAGACCTTCGTCGACGTGCTCAACGATGAGCTGAACAAGGAGATGGTCTGATGTTTCCACCGCTGTTCAAGGCCGCTGCCGCCTCCACCGAGGTCAAGGCGCTATTCGGCGCCGATCCGGTGCGGCTCTATCCCTTCGGCGAGGCCGAGGCGGGCGCGGCGTTGCCCTACGCCGTCTGGCAGACCATCAGCGGCAACCCGGACAACTTCTTGTCCGGCCGCCCGGACGTGGATGGGTTCCGGACCCAGGTGGACATCTACGGCGCCACCGGCGCCAGCACCCTCGCGGCCGCCATGGCATTGCGAGACGCGCTCGAAGGGGTGGCCTATGTCGTCGCCTACAACGGCCAGGGGCGCGACCCCGAGACCAAGAACTTCCGCGTCAGCTTCGACTTGGACTGGATCGTCCACCGCTGACCCACCGAATCACCATCCAACCCGCTCCGGCGGGTTTTTTCATGCCCGCAGGAGACGCTCCAATGGCAATGCTCACCCAAGGAACCCAGATCTTCGCCCTGGTCCCGCCTTCCACCGGCACCGGCAAGAACACCGTGATGGAAATCGAGGGCGTCACCGCCTTCAACCCCGGCGGCAACCCGGCCGACCAGATCGACACCACCACCCTCAAGGATCAGGACCGCACCTTCGAGAAGGGCCTGCGCACGCCGGGCAGCGCCTCGATGACCATCCAGGCCGACGCCACCAAGGCCAGCCACGTCCGCCTGCACGAGCTGTCCCAGGCCGCCGGCAAGAACACCGTTCGCTGGGTCGTGGGCTTCTCCGATGGCCCGAAGGATGAAAAGGGCAACCAGACCGCAGTGCCGACGGCCAATACCGACGGCACCGACTTCGTGCTGCCCACCACGCGCACCTGGTTCATCTTCGACGGCTATGTCTCGGACTTCCCCTTCGATTTCGCCACCAACTCGGTGGTGAGCACCGCAGCCACCGTGCAGCGCACCGGCGGCTCCACCTGGCAGCGTAAGAGCACCTAATCCATGAATCTGAACGACCTGAAAGCCGCCGGCGCCTTTGTCGAAGCGGCGCCCGTGAAGAAGACCATCCAGTGGAATCGCGGTCAGCTGGACGCCAAGAATAAGCCGATGATCGACGAGTTCACCGTGCTGGTGAAGCGCCAGTCGTTCGCCGTGGTCGAGCAACTCTATGCACCGGCCGCCGGCGAAGACGAGGCCGCGCTGGCCAAGCGCAGCCGCAACGCCAAGCTGATCAGCGAATGCGTGCTGCTGGGCGAGAAGGGTGATGAGCAGATTCCCTACGAGGACGCGCTGAACCTCGAGCCGAACCTGGCCTTCGCTCTGCTGAAAGTCGTGCATGAGGTCAACGGCCTCGGGAAGGCCGAAGCAAAAAACTGACCCCCGTCGATGAGATGTGGCACGAGCTCGTGCTGCATGGCATCGGCGGGCGCACGATCCTCGAAGCCAAGAATCGCCTCACCTACGCCGAAGCCATGGACTGGTACGTCTATCTCCGACGTCGCGGCAGCCTGAACCTGGGCAATCGCCTTGAGCACGGCTTCGCCATGCTGGCCACAGTGTTGACGCGGATCCACGGCGGCGAGGTGGAGATGGAGGCCTTCATGCCCTACGAGTCCGCCCTGGCCCAGGCCGAGGAGGATGCGAACGGCATTTCCATCGAAAAGGCCATGGCCACCTGGCACTGATCGCCCGCTTCGGCGGGCCACCACCTGGAATTGAGACATGGCAACCCGCTCCCTCGGCAGTTTGACGCTTGACCTGGTCGCCAAGACCGGTGGCTTCGAGCAGGGCATGGACCGTGCCACGCGTTCGATGCAGCGCTTCAAGGCCGACGCCCAGAAGCAGCAGGATGATCTCGAAAAGCTGCTGGGCAAAATCGACCCGGTGGTGGCGCGCCTGGGCGAGCTCGACAAGATGGAGCAGCAGCTGGCCGCCCATCGCAAGGCCAATCGCCTGCCGGCCGATGACTATGCCGAATACCTGGGCAAGCTCAACGCCATGCGCGACGGCCTGGCGGGTGCTACGTCGGCAAACGACAAGTACACCATGAGCGCCAAGGCCCAGGCTGCGGCCCTGCGTGGCGTGCCGGCTCAGTTCACCGACATCGTGGTGAGCCTTCAGGCCGGCCAGCAACCGCTAACGGTGCTGCTGCAGCAGGGTGGCCAGCTGAAGGACATGTTCGGCGGTATCGGTCCGGCGGCACGCGCCTTGGGCGGCTACATCACCGGCATGATCAACCCCTTCACCTTGCTGGCCGCGGCTGCTGCCGTTCTCGCGCTGGCCTATAAGCAGGGCAGTGCCGAGCAGGATGCCTTCCGTGTGTCCCTGGTCTCGACTGGCAACCTGGCAGGCAAGAACACCGGCCAGATGGCGGACTTGGCCAAAGAGGTCAGCGGGGTAACCGGCACCACCGGCGCCGCCGCTGATGCCCTGGCGCAGCTGGTGGCCACCGGCTCGCTCACCAGCGACCAGTTCAAGGACATGGCCGTCGCCGCGGTGGCTTGGGAGTCCGCTACCGGCAAGGCCGTCTCTGAGACCGTCGCTGAATTCAAACGCCTGGCCGAAGAGCCGACCAAGGCCTCGGCTGCGCTGAACGAGCAATACAACTACCTCACCGCCGCGGTCTATGACCAGATCCGGGCGCTGGAGGAGCAGGGCAACAAGACCGCCGCAGCCAACTTGGCCGAGGCGACCTACGCCAGCGCTCTGCAAGAGCGAGCCAAGGGCATCAAGGAGAACCTGGGCAGCATCGAGTCGGCCTGGAACAGCGTCACCAGCGGCGCCAAGAAGGCCTGGGACGCCATGCTCAACATCGGGCGCGAGGACACCCTGGCGCAGCAGATTGAGAAGGTGCAGAAGCAACTGGACGAGCTGCCGGCGCGCAGCTCGGTCACCGGGCGCCAGGCCAGCCGCGATCAGGCTGCCCAGGATGCCCAGAGGGCCGAACTTCAAACACAACTCACCTTCCTGAAGCAGACGAAAGATACGAGAGATGCACTTTCTGCGGCTGAAGGGCTTGCTGCAGAGAAAGAGCGCGCCGCCATTGCCGCCAGCACTTCGATGCATCAGAAGTACCTGGCCGGCCTGGACAAAGAGGCCCAGAAGAAAAACGCCATCGCCGAATTGGACCGCGAGCGCGCGGCGCGCCTGCGCGGTACAAAGCCCGATGTGGCAGCCATCGAGCGCGAGTATTCGGTAGCGCTGGCGGGCATCGAGGAGAAATTCAAGGACAAGAAGAAGGCGCCGCGGGCCAAAGCCTATTCGGACGACGAGGCAACCCGGACCCTCCTGGCCCTGCGCCAGCAGCAGAGCAGCCTGGAGGAACAGCTCTCCAGCAGCGAGAAGCTGACCGCCTCTCAGCAGAAGCTGGCGCAGTTCGAACAGCAGATCGCCGACCTGAAGACCAAGCAAACGCTGACGGCTGACCAGAAAAGCCTGCTGGCCAGCCAGGACCAGATCAAGACTCAGTTGCAGAAGAACGCCGCTATAGAGCAGGAGATCGCTCAGAAGCAGGAGCTGCAGAAACTCACCGAGCGCGCAGCTCAATTGGACGCATCTATCGCCAGTTCGCTGGCATCCCAGCAGGAGCAGTACGGCCGGCAGCTGGATGGCGCCGGGATGGGCGATCAGTACCGCGAGCGCCTGAACCAGCAGAAGTCGATCTATAGCGAATATCAGCGGTATCAGGAGCAGTTGGACAAGGCCACCCCCAAGGACCTGCTGGGATCGGACCAGTACAACGAAGCGGCCGCGAAGATCCGAGTTGGGCAGGAGAAGGCGCTTAAACAGTCCCGAGACTATTACGCCGAGCTAGATCGCCAGAATGGCGATTGGACAAACGGGGCAAGCGACGCCTGGGAGAACTACCTGATCAATGCCAGGAACGTCGCCGGTCAAGCTAAATCCGCTTTCACCTCGCTTTACGACGGCATGACTGATGCTGCTGTGGAGTGGGCGTCCGGATCGAAGGCAAGTTTCGCTGATGTAGCGGTCAGCTTTTCCAAGATGATCGCGAAAATGGCGCTGCAGGCCGCAGCTTCCAATGTCTGGACCAGTCTTTTTGGATCGGTTGCCACTTCCACAGCTAGCGCTGGTGCGGCATCGGCGTCATCCGGATTCGATTACGGGCTGGGGAGCGCCTCACAGGGACTCACCTACAACGCCAAGGGCGGCGTTTACGACAGCCCGAGCCTCTCGGCCTACAGCAACCAGGTGCACAGCACCCCGAAGCTGTTCGCCTTCGCCAAGGGCGCCGGCGTTTTCGGAGAGGCCGGCCCGGAAGCCATTATGCCGCTTACCCGGGCCGCCGATGGTTCGCTAGGGGTGCGAGCTCTGAACGGTGGCAGCAGCGCGCAGTTGCCCACTGCCTCAGCCCCTGTCTCGGTAGAGATAAACATCGACAGCAATGGGGGCGCTCAGGTGTCTTCCGATACGGCGGGTCTGCAGCAGTTCGGCCAGGAGATGGGCCGTATCGCTGAAGCCAAGTATCGCGAGATGGAGACTCGCTCTCTGAGCTCGCAAGGAAACATCAGGCAAGCCATCAACGGGAGGCGCTGATTCATGACCGAGACCTTCACTTGGTCGCCACTGATTGAGTCTCAGGGAACGGGAAAATTTCGGACCCGGGCCGCTCAGTTCGGCGACGGCTACAAGCAGCAGGTGGCCGACGGACTGAATGCGGAGTCGCAGAGTTGGCCGCTGACCTTCCGCGGCTCCGAGGCCTATGTAGCGCCGATCCTGGCATTCCTGCGTGCCCGGAAGGGATCCCAGTCGTTCTATTGGACCCCGCCGCTTGGCACCCAGGCGCTATTCACCTGCGCTGAATACGGCGTCACCGCCCATGGCGCAGGGCGCTACACGCTGACCGCCACATTCGAGCAATCCTTCCAACCCTGAGGACCACCATGGGCATCAACGCTGATATCCAGACCCTAGAGCCTGGGGCGCTGGTGGAGCTGTTCGAGCTGGATGCGACCGCCATCGGCGCCGAGCTCTACCGCTTCCACGGCTACCAGAAGACCGGGAGTATCTGGTGGCAGGGACTGGAGTTCACGCCTTGGCCGATTCAGGCTGACGGCTTTCAGATGACGGGCGATGCCCAGCAGCCGCAACCCAAGCTGCTGGTGGGTAACGTGACCGGCTTCATCAGCGCTCTGTGCCTCGGCTTCGAGGATCTGGTGGGCGCCAAGCTCACACGCCGCCGCACCCTGGGCCGTTACCTCGATTCGCGCAACTTCGCCGAGGGCAATGCCGAGGCAGATCCGGACGAGGAATTTCCTGCTGACATCTGGTACGTCGAGCAGAAGACCGGCGAGAGCAAGACTGAGGTCGAATTCGCCCTGTCTTCGCCGATCAACCTGAACAACAAGCAGCTGCCGGGGCGGCAGATCGTCGCCAACTGCTGCCAATGGCTCAGCATCGGCGGGTACCGAGGTCCGTACTGCGGGTACACCGGCGGGCCAGTGGCCACCGACGACGACATCATCACGACGGACGCCGCCCAGGATCGCTGCAGCGGTACGCTCAAGGGCTGCAAGCTGCGGTTCGGCGAGAACAACCAGTTGCGCTATGGGTCGTTCCCGACTGCGGGGAGGATAGGCTAATGCGGATCACCAAAGCGGTGCTTTCTGCCATCGAGGCCCAGGCCCTGGCGGCCTATCCACGGGAGGCCTGCGGGCTGATCGTGCGGGAACAGGGCGCCCAGGCGTACCTGGCTTGCGAAAACACGGCTTCCACGCCCAGCGAGCATTTCCGGATCTCAGCCGAGGCATACGCCGATGCTGAGGACCGCGGCACGGTCCTGGCGGTGGTGCATAGCCACCCCGACTATTCGCCGCAGCCGAGCGAGGCTGACCGGGTCGCCTGCGAGGCATCGGGCCTGCCCTGGCACATCCTCGAGGTGCGCCGACAGGACGACGGCCAAGTGATAGCCGGCGAGCTGGTGAGCATTGAGCCAGCCGGGTACCAGGCTCCGCTGATCGGCCGCCCCTTTGCCCACGGCGTGCTGGATTGCTATCAGTTGCTGGTCGACTACTACGATCGCGAGCTGGGTATCCAGCTGCAGCAGTTCGAGCGCCATGATGAATGGTGGAATAAGGGCCAGGATCTTTACTTGGAGCACTACGCCGAAGCCGGCTTCTCGCCGGTGGATGATCTGCAGCAGGGCGATGTGATCGTCATGCAGGTGCGGGCGCCTGTACCGAACCACGCTGGCATCTACCTGGCCGACGGGCGCCTCAAGACCGAACCTGAGCACTACCCAGCGCCGGGCTCGATCCTGCACCACCTCTATGGTCGTGACAGCCGCCGCGACGTCTATGGCGGGTTCTGGGCTGAAGCACACCGCCTGACCCTGCGGCACAAGGACATGATGACATGAGCGAGCGTATTCGCGTGATCCGCCTCTATGGCGTGCTGGGTGCCCGGTTCGGCCGGGTCCATCGCCTTGTGGTGAACAGTGCAGCCGAGGCTGTGCGTGCCCTGTCCGTCCAGTTGCCCGGGTTCGAGGAGTTCTTCTACAGCGCTCGCGATCGGGGCCTGGTGTTCGCTGTCTTCCACGGTCGACGCAACATTGGCCAGGAGGAACTCGGTCATCCGCCGGGGCGCGCTGAGATTCGCATCGCGCCGATCATCGAGGGCAGCAAGCGATCTGGAGGACTGCAGACAGTCATCGGAATAGCGATCATAGCCGTGGCCTCATACTTTTCCGGCGGCCTGGCCGCTACTGGCTCGGGGGCTCTATTCGGGACTGCTGGCGGTGCTGTCTGGGGCGCAGTAGGGGCGGTGGGTATCTCTATGGCCCTTTCAGGCGTTAGCCAGATGCTCACCAAGACGGCGACTGGCCTGGACGCTCAGGACAGCGCTGACAACAAGCCCAGCTATTCCTTTGGGGGGCCGGTGAATACCCAGGCTCAAGGAAATCCGGTACCGTTGCTCTACGGCACAATGATCGTAGGTAGTGCTGTCCTAAGTGCTGGGATCTATGCCGAAGACAAGGCATGAAATAGATGGGCGAGGAGGGTAGGTGAAAAAGAGTCTCATGGTTATCGCTGCGGTAGCGCTCTTGGCAGGTTGCGCGCAATCCATGACATCTATCCGGTCAGAAGGGCCGGCGCAGAGATACACCTCTTCAAAACCTGCCGATGAAGTGGCGAAGTGCATTCTCTTCGCTTGGCAGGATACCCGTCTTTCTGGAGCTCCAGCGCAGGCGTCCCTGCAGCCCGGAAGGCAGACTGGCACAACCGTTGTAGCGTTGAGTGGTGACTATTTCGCGGATGTAGATCGTAAAGGCGAAGCCACCATAGTGGACTACTACCGTGTCGGTAACTCCTGGATTTCCAAGAAATTGCAGCCTGGTGTCATTGGCTGTCTATAGTCCGAATTGAAACGAAGAACCCGCTCCGGCGGGTTTTTTTATGCCTGGAGTAAATGCATGGGCAAGCATCACCCGATTTCTGGCGCCAAGGGCAGCAGCGAAAGCGCCAAGTCGCCCACAGAGACGCCCGATAGCCTGATCAGCATCGCCTATGCCAAGGTCCTGGATGGAATCAGCGAGGGCCCCATCGTCGGCCTGGTCAACGGCAACCAGTCCATCTTCCTGGACAAGACCCCGCTGGCCAACGCCGACGGCTCGCTCAATTTCTCGAACGTCACCGTGGCCACTCGCACCGGCGAGGCCGACCAGGAATACGTTTCGGGCTTTCCCTCGGTTGAAAGTGAGACCGCGGTGGGCGTTGAGCTCAAGGCTAGCCAGGCCTGGGTGCAGTCCATCAGCAACTTGGATCTGTCGGCGGTGCGGGTGCGCCTGCAGGTTCCGGTGCTGTCGAACACCGACAGCAAGGGCAACATCAACGGCTATGAGGTGAAGTACGCCATCGACGTGGCCACCGACTCGGGCGCCTATGTCGAGGTGCTGGCCAGTTCCTTTAACGGCAAGACCACTACCACCTACGAGCGCAGCCACCGGGTAGACCTGCCGGCCGCCAAGACTGGCTGGCGTATTCGGGTACGTCGCGTCACTGCGGACTCGACCAGCTCGAGCATCCAGAGCCGGACCAGTATCGCCTCCTACACCGAGATCATCGACGCTAAGCTGCGCTATCCGTACTCGGCGGTGGTTGGTATCACCGTTGACGCCTCGCAGTTCTCCAGCATTCCGTCGCGAGCCTTTCATGCTAAAGGCCGGTTAATCCGGGTGCCGAGCAACTACACCCCCGAAACGCGCAACTATGCCGGTACCTGGGATGGCACCTTCAAGCTGGCTTGGACCGATAACCCGGCCTGGATCTACTACGACCTGCTGCTGAACGACCGCTATGGCCTGGGCGCACTGATCACCGCCGCCCAGGTGGACCGCTGGGGCCTGTACCAGATTGCCCGGTACTGCGACGAGATGGTCGATGACGGCAAGGGTGGCAAGGAGCCGCGCTTCGCCTGCAACGTCTATCTGCAGACCCGCGCTGAGGCCTTGCAGGTGCTGCAGGACCTGGCGTCGGTCTTCCGTGGCATGGCCTATTGGGGCGCTGGCAGCGTCATGGCTGTGGCCGACATGCCGAGCGACCCGGTCTACACCTACAACCAGGCGAACGTCATCGATGGCGCCTTCACCTATGCCGGCAGCGCAAAGAGCACCCGCTTCACTGTTGCCCTGGTGAGCTGGAACGACCCGGCCAACTTCTACGAGAAGAAAGTCGAGTACGTCAGTGATCAGAAGGGCCTGGCTCGCTATGGCGTGCAGCAGACCGAGCTGACGGCGTTCGGCTGCACTTCCCAGGGCCAGGCCCAGCGTCTGGGTCACTACAACCTGCTGACCAACCGCCTGGAGAACGAGACCGTTACCTTCTCCGTTGGCCTGGACGGCACCATCGCGCGCCCGGGGCAGATCATCCGGGTGGCGGACGAGGCGAGGGCAGGGCGGCGCATTGGCGGCCGGATCTCGGCTTCCACCACCACCACGGTGACCCTAGACAGCGATGCCACCGTCGCAGTGGGCGACACCCTGGTGGTGATCCTCCCCACTGGCGTGGCCGAGACGCGCAAGGTCAAGGCCTATGCCGACCGCGTGGTGACCGTCACCCAGGCATTCACCACAGCTCCGATCGCTCAATCGGTCTTCGCCATCGAGACCGCCACCCTGGTGCCGCAGACGTTCCGTGTGCTGTCGGTCGCCGAGGATTTCGGTCAGTCCGACCTGCGCTACACCATCACCGCAGTGAAGCACGTCGCCGGCAAGTATGCCGCCATCGACAACGGGGCTCAGATCGTCACCCTACCGGTGACCGTCATCCCCAGCAGCGTCCAAGCGCCGCCGACGAACATCCAGCTGTCCAGCTACGACTCCGTCGACCAGGGCATCTCGATCAGTACCCTACGCGCAACCTGGGAACCACCGGCCAATGCCGTCTCCTATGACGTCTGGTGGCGCCGGGACAGCAACGACTGGACCTACGCCGGCCGCTGCTACACCAGCAGCATGGAAGTGCGGGGCGTCTATGCCGGTACCTACCTGGTGCGAGTGGCTGCCATTAACGCGCTAGACGCCGCATCCATCTGGGCTTATAGCCAGCCGACGGCGCTCGCCGGCAAGACCGGCGCGCCGCCGGCGCTCGCCCTGCTGAAAACCACCGCGGGCCCCTGGAAGATCACTCTGGACTGGGCATTCCCAGCCGAAGGGGCAGGGGACAGCGCCTATACCGAGATCCAGCAGGCCACCACCGCGCAGGGCGACAACGCCCAGAGCATGGGTCTGTTCGCGTTCCCGACCAACACCTACACCCTGAACGGGCTGGCGGCCGGCGCTCGCCTGTTCTTCCGTGGCCGGCTGATCGACCGTATCGGCAACGTAGGTCCCTGGACCAACTGGACCGTGGGCACCGCCAGCACGGATGCCACCGAGTACAACCAGCTCATCACCGAGGAGTTCGTCCATAGCGCCCTGGGCCAGGAACTGTTCGATCGCATCGATCTGGTCGACGCCGATGCGTCGGTACCGGGCTCGGTCAGCAACCGCATCGCGGAGACCCGCAGTGCGCTGCAGCAGGAGCTGGACGCCGTCCAGAACCAGATCGATCAGATCGGCGACCTGGCCGACGCCCAGGAATACAAGAAGACCGAGGCCTACAAGGCCGGCGCCATCGTCACGGTGGATAACGCCCTGTTCCAGGCCAAGAAGGACGTGCCAGCCGCCGCTGATGGCAGCAATGCGCCGCCAGCGACCACCTACTGGCGCGATGCCGGGGCAATCATCCGGGAAGGCGATGGGCTGGCCTCCCGCGTGACCTCCACCGAGAACACCGTCCGCACCCAGGACGGCAAGATCACCGCCAACAGCAACGACATCACCCAGCTCAAGACCTCGGTTTCTGGCAAGGCCGAAAGCACCACTGTGCAGGCCCTGCAGAACCAGGTCACGAGCCAGGGCAATACCGTCACCGCTCAGGGCTCGGCGATCACCAGCATCAACGCGGCGCTAGCCGATAGCGGTAGCGAAAACCTGCTCTACAACCCGGGGTTCGAGACCTGGGCCGATGGCGCCGCAGTTGCTGCCGGCTGGTACGCCGACGGCGATGCCAACGTGGGCAAGACCTACAGCAAGGTCGCCTCTTTCCTGAACGCCCAGACCTTCGCCCAGCGCATGGTGCTGACCAGCCTGTCGGCGTCGGCCGGCGCCTACATCTACAACGAGGACGTCCGGAACAAGGTCGTCACCGGCGCGCAGAAGCTGGCGGCGTCCATTTACGTCAAGGCGACCGCAGGAGCCGTCGTGTTCGTGGCGTTCCGCGCCTTCGACGCGGCCGGCAATGCCACCTACTACACCGAGGGCACGCGGGTCGTTGCGGATGGCACCGCGCAGCGGCTGACCTGCGTAGGCGAGTGCCCGGCCTCGACAGTCGGTATCCGGCTGATCCTGCGGGTCTACGGCACCGCCACGCTGTCGACGGTCACCGTGGACTGCGATAACGCGCAGCTGCAGCTGGGCACGACCGTGACCGGCTGGAAGGACAACACCAAGACGGTCATCGACAGTCTCGCCGGGCAAGCCACGGCCACCAGCCAGCTTGCGGGCCGGGTGACGAACGTGGAGGGCACGCTCACCAGCCAGGCCACCAGCATCACCAATCTGCGCAGCGACCTCGGCAACGCCGGCGGGGAGAACCTCCTCTACAACCCGACGTTCACCGAGGTGAGCCCGGATCCTCGCCTGGCGCTGGGCTGGAACATGGATGGTGGCGTCGTCGACTCGACGACCTCGGCATCCGCGAGCCTGGTGCAGTCCTGGCTCAGCTCGGCTGAAAAGTCGATGCGGATCGACTTTAAGGGGGTCGACACCAGCGCCCGTTATTTCTCGATCAACACCTCGGTCGCATATCGGGTCAAGGCAGCGGCTGGCCAGGCCGTCACCGCATCCATCTACATGCGCGGTACGCCGGGCATCCGGATGCAGATATTCGTCCAGGCGCTGAAGGCCGACGGCGTCGCGATCGGCGCGCCGGTGTCCCAGCTGTTCGAGATCGACGCCACCGGCAAGCGGTTCTCGTTCACCCACCCTGGGCTGCCGGCCGATACTGCCCTGGTATCCCTGTTCTACCGTGTCCGCTCTTCGGCTTCCGGCCTCACGGACGGCTTCGTTGAGGGCACCCGGGCACAGCTTGAGGTCGGTAACTCGGCCACGGGCTGGAGCAACAACGCCAAGGTCCTCTCGGCGCAGCAGGATGCGACCGCTACGGCCCTGTCCGGCCTGACCACCACCGTCAACAACCAGGGGAGCAGCATCACCAGCCAGGCAGGCCAGATCACCAGCCTGAGCACCAGTATCAAGGGCGCTGTGCAGCAGGCCTTCAACATGGTGCCGAACCCCACTTTCGATCCGGCCTTCAACACCCTGGGCTTCTACATCGCGAAAACCACTGATGCAGGTGTTCCGGCGGGCTGTCCCTTCCCGTTCGCCGCGCGCATCCGCAACCGTGACAACGTCGTTCCCTTCGAACAGATGCCGAACTTCCCAGTGAAGGCCGGCGACGTCTATCGGATCTCGGCGTTGCTGGCATGCGAAGCGAACAGCGGCACCCGCCCGTTCCAGCACTATCTGTTCCGGGGCACGAGTGCTCTGGCAGGGCAGCAGGCCTTCGCCAACTCGCCGGCGCTGCAGCCGACGCAGACCTGGACCCGTCACACCTGGGATTTCACCGTCCCTGCGGGCACAAACTTCATGCGCCCGTTCTTGCAGATCGAGACCGGATCGAATGGCGAAACTGCCACTTGGTACGTCACCGACTGGCACTGCGAGAACATCACGGCGGCCAAGCAGGCCCAGGCCACGGCGGACGCGGCAGCGACGGCAGCGACGAACCTAGGGACCCGCGTTACCTCGGCAGAAGGGAGCATCACGAGCCAGGCCACGCAGTTGACCAACCTGCAGGCGCAGATCGCCGGCACCGGCATGTTCGCGGCGGGCGTCAACTTCGAGTTCCTGAACACGCTGCGGGGCGCCTATTTGGAGCAGGCCGCCAGCGGAGCAACGCTGACTGCCTACCAGCAGAACGCGACCCTGACCGGCTACGCCAACTTCCGGCTGCCGACGTTCGCCAACACCAATGGCGCGCAAAACTACCTGGTAAAGATGCGGATCCGCCGCCGCAACACCACCCGCAATCCTGGCCGCATCTACTGGGCCAACGAGGACGGTGGTTTGTCGGAGGCCCGGACGGCGACGTTCACCATCAACCTGAACACCACCGACTGGCAGGACATCGAGATCGATCTGTCGGGCAACACGGCCTGGGCGAGCAAGACGGGCAACTTCACCATCCGCTTCGACTTCCTGAACTCTCAGGACACGTCTGCGGTGGTGGACATCGCCTACATCGCCATCGGGCGCCGTGCAGCGGCAGCATCGGCCACTGCGCTGACCGATACCCAGGCACAGGTGACCCAGCAAGGCTCCACGCTGACCTCTCAGGCTTCGTCGATCAGCACGCTGCAGACCTCGCTGGGCAATACCAATGCTTCGGTGCAGCAGATCAGCCAGGCCCAGGCCAACACGGATGGGAAGATCAACGCCAACTGGGCGGTGAAGCTGGGCGTCACCCAGGACGGGCTGTACTACTTCGCCGGTATCGGGGTAGGCATCGAGCCTGGTGGTGGCAACGTCGGCCTGCAGTCCACCGTAGCGGTCGCGTCGGATCGGTTCATGGTGCTAGGTCCTGGCATCGACGGGAAGGGCAAGGCGTTCTTCTCCGTTGTGAACGGCCAGACCTTCATCGATACCGCCTTCATCAACAAGCTTTATGTCTCGCAGGCGCTTGTTGGGCAGTCGATCGTTTCGCAGAGCCTGACTTCCTACGGTTCTCCTCGAATGATTGCTGATTACAACGAAGGCCAGATCACTATCCAGAACGCCAGCACACAAGGGAGGTACATGATCATGCGTCAAGACGGCATTTTCCTGGTCGCCGATGGCGTGGTGCTCGTCGAAATGAGCCTGAACTGATGCCTGGGTTCATCAACAGAGACGCCCAGAACCGTGTGATCTTCCAGCTGAACGAGAGCATCGTCCGGCTGGTCGGCTCCCACATGGTGAACGGCGGAACCACCAGCGGGCGGATCGACATCCCCGACTCCATCTCAGGGACCCCCTTCTATTTCTTCACGCCCAGTGAGAATCAGCAGGGTGTCCAGAGCACCGGCAACCAGGTCCGGCTGGAAGGACGCTCCATCATCTGGAGTGGCATGCCCGTCGGGACCGTTATCCGCTTTGGAGTCTACTGATGCCGGGCTTCAAGCTTCGCCGCCAGAACCAGACCGTGGCTATCGACACGGATTACTTCAACCTCGCGCTGCGCCAGACGGGAAGGGTGCGCACGGCCTCCTCGGGCCAGGCGAACCCCTACGTCCGAACGGTGACCTTCACCGTCAACGCAGACCAACCCATCCTCGCCGTGCGAGCGCCATACCCGGTGTGCATCACCCATTCGGTGGTGAATGGCGGCCAGGTGACCTACACGCTGTACGGGATCCCGGATAGCGCCATCGACTTCGATGTCGACTTCTGGCTGTTCGACCTACCCAAGTACGGGATGATGTTCGCCTCCGCGGGCAAACTCATCGTGCGCAATCCTGCTACGCGGGAACCGGTCTTCGATTCCCGCATGAAGTACCTCAAGGTGCAGGACTTCTTTCTCGGAAACTCCAGCTCCGATGAGACCCGGAACTATGGGAAGTACCCCGCAGTAGTGCTGGCAAATAGAGCCTGGGCTTACATCGTCCAACCTATGACCCAGCAGACGACGCGCATAGAAAGTCTGACGTCCACGGTCTGGACCGATGGCAACGCCGTGAAGTGCGGCAGCCGAAACATCTATTACATGGTCCGCCAGTACAGCAGTAATGATCGAGCCATCAACTACAACGGTGGCAATCGCCAGGTCATGGTCGTCGACGTCGAAAACTACTGATCCACCCAATCCTATCAAGCCCGCCGCGCGCGGGCTTTTTCATGTCCGGAGGACACCGCTATGCCCTACGTCGTACTCGCCCCGTTCTACAATATCGATCCTTCCATGGAGTTCGCCACCGAGGCGGAAGCCGAGGCCAAGGCCAAAGAGATGCTCAATAGCAACCCGAACATCGAGGTGCGCACCGCCCAGCTCCTGAAGAAATACAGCGCCAGCGTGCGAGTGACCTCGGCAGTGATAGAGGACGCGACGCCCGCCCAGACCGGCGACGTCGGCTCGGCCTGACCCCGCTGTCCTCACGAACGTGAGGAATCGGCCGGCGAATCACCGATCATACGCTGTAATCCTCACGATCATGAGGATGCCATTACGCCAAGCCCGCCCCGCGCGGGCTTTTTCGTGCCTGGAGAAAACCATGCCCATCACCGAGCAACAGCTGGTCGCAATCCTCCCGCGCAGCCAGAAGGTCGCGGCGGCATTTGTCGGACCGCTCAACGCGGCGATGCAGCGCTACGCCATTGAGCGGGCACCGCAGCGCATGGCTGCCTACATCGCCCAGTGCGGCCACGAGTCCGGCGAGCTGACGCGCCTGGTAGAGAACCTCAACTACAGCGCCCAGGCCCTGGCCAACACCTGGCCTAGCCGCTACGCCGTGGATCCGCGCGCCCGAGAGCTGAAGCCGAACGAGCTCGCCGCCAGGCTGGCGCGCCGGCCCGAGGCGATCGCCAACAACGCTTATGCAAGCCGCAACGGGAATGGCCCGGAATCTTCCGGCGATGGCTGGAAGTACCGGGGCAGGGGACTGCTGCAGGTCACAGGCCGGGCCAACTACGTCAACGCCGGCGCGGCGCTGGCGCTGGACCTTGTCCAGCACCCCGACCTGCTGGAACTGCCCTGGAACGCCTGCATGTCCGCCGCGCACTTCTGGTCCGTCAACGGCCTGAACGACCTGGCCGACGCCGGCAACACCGTGGCCATCACCCGAAAGATCAACGGCGGCACCAAGGGCCTGGACGAGCGCCTGGCGCTGACCGCCCGAGCCCTCGCCGTTCTGTCCTGACCCTATCTGCTGCACCCACTGACAACAAGGAAATGGACCATGGGCTATCCCCGCCGTCTGCCGCGCATGCTTGACCCGTTCTTCAACCAGCTGGAAGAGCGCGATCGCCTCGACGGCCTGATGACCACCGGCACCAACGTGCTTACGAAGAGCCTATTCGGGCGGCTGCGCGCCGAGCCGCTCACCGTCGCCACGACCTTCAACGGCAACATGGAGCTGGAGGCCGAGTTCCTCTCGCTGCGGCTGGGCATCCCCAACATCCACACCGCGGCCATCCCGGGCGTGAAGGTCAGCGTCGGCGTGCTGTCGGCGGTATCGGCCGCTGACTACCAGGTCTTCATCACCCCCGAGAACAACGAATGGCTCGACTTCACCATCGACCTGCCGCCGCGCCTTGGTGAAGAGCGGCCGAGCATCACCTACATCGATGTCGCGGCGCTGGCCAGCGTGGCGCGCACCGATGTCGCGAACGGCAGGACCATCATCATCTACCGGATCGAGTACCCCGCGAATTCGGTCGCCTCGATGCCGGCCAACAACCAGTATTTCTGGCGCGGCGCCAAGGCGCCCAGGGTGCTGCGTACCAGCAACCAGGCCGTCCAAGGCGTGACCAACAAGGGGGCCTTCACCAGCCAGGCGGCCTATGCCGCGACCAAGGGCGGTGACGACTACGCGGTCGTGCCGGTGGTGCAGTACCAGACCCTCGCCCGTGGCCATCAGGTGATGATCTGCGGCGATAGTATCCAAGAGGGGATCGGCGGCGACGTGCGCTGCTATGGCGCCATGCAGCGGTCGGTCTACGAGCTGTCGACGCCCGATCGGCCGCTGGAGTACTTCAACGCCGCGCTGCACGCCCAGGGCCCGGACGTTTACAGCAGGTTCTTCGCCGACCACGTCGCTGTGGTGCGGCCGACCATCGTCACCTACTCGGCCTGGTCGGGGAACGATGTCACGGCCGGGTCTGGTATCAGCGCTCTCGCCATGCGCCGCCTCAAG